ATTTATCCATAACCTCTTACCTTTAACAATTTCTTTACCCCTTGTTGGGTCACCCGAGCCTGCTGATGATAGAATATATACACGTTCGAATAAACTGGTTGCTGATTTCCATAATTCCTTACCACCATGTATCCATTTTAAATCAACCCAAAATTCAGATCCAGTACTGGAATATGCTTTCCTTGCTTCTTTTTCATCATAATTAGTCAACGTTCCCTTTGATTTTTTATAATTGTCAACGTAACCTCCATTGAAATCTACAAGGACTCCATCAAGGTCTATATACAACTGGTAGTCTTTATTTTTCATCAATCAATATCTTCTCCAAAAAATCATTTTTATTATTAGATTTTTTATAATCATTTTCCCATATACATCTGAATTTGTAGCCATTTTTTATAGCAACTTCGGATTTATGTTTATCCCGATTCCATACTTCTTGAGCAGTCATACCACACGCCTTATTGTAAGATGTGGAAGAATATTTTAATGGATTCATATGCCAATAATCTCCATTAAATTCTATTATTAAATTTTTTTCAATAACTAAAATATCATATAAATTATTTTCAATTCTTACTCCCATTTTTATAGAATGTCCCATTTCAGTCAACAATTTAGCAATATCCTTTTCAGGTTTGGAAACCATAGTTTTATTCGGGGTTCGTTTACCAGAAGCAAATCCAGATAATATTGTGTTTCTTATTTTTTGTTTCGTTTCTTCACTATGATGTTTTCCACGCATCCAGTTTGATTCTCCTAACATTCTATCAGCGTGTTGTTTTATCAAAACATCATTCCACCCCTGTCCTCGTATTTTTACAGACTCTAAGTATTTTTTCTTTGTTTCTGGATTATTGATAAGTTTTCCTCCATAATTAGGATTGTTTTTACCACGAGAATAAAAATGAGGTTTTCCTTTTAATGCTTCTGATATTTTTCGTTTATGTTCTTCAGTCATATCATATAAATAGTGTTGTACAACCCAAACCCGTCCATATCTACATATAATAAGTAATCTGTATTTTTCATCCATTAAGTTCTATAAAAAGTTGACATGTATTTAAAATTACTGTACAATCGAAGTACTTCGAATATATAAATAATTATTCTTAAAAATAAAATAAGGAATATAATAAAATAAATAGTAATAAGTACTTAATACAGGAAAATATTTGATTTATTCCAAGGATTAATGTTCCCACCCGAAGTATATGTTTCATCCAATGATTTTTTCTTGGTTTCTTTTCTTTTTATTGCTTGCATAACTTTATCATAAAATCCTGAATTTTTCAATGCTTTTACAAAAGCAGGATGTGATTTTGAGTTCATCAATTGAAACACCTGATCCATATCAAGATATTTTATTTCACCAGTTTTTGGAACAGTATATACAATTTCTCCATTTTCCATTGAAATAGGATTTGTTTTTGGTTTATCAACAGGGGGTTCTTCTGGTTTAGGTTGTTGTGTTGTATCAGATACTTTTGGTTGTTCAACGTTCGTGGTAGTTTGGGTTGAAGGATTGTTAACTGGGGTTGTTTGTTGTGTTGGTATATTTGGTTTATTTGACAACGCTTTTTTAACTAGTGTAGATGTTTCTATTTTTTCTGGAGGTTGTGTTGGGTTTTCAGTTTTAAGTTTAGCCCATGCATTTGCTACTAAGTTAGTAGATTCTTTTTCTCCATATTTTAAAGAAATTAATGTTAAAATAGCATCTTTAAAGTTTTTATAATTTTCAATTGGTGTTGGTTTTAAATCTGGGAACTTGTCAAAATATCCAACCGCTTCAAGTGATTTTTTCCATTTATCAGCAATTTCAGGAGGACCGTTTAAAACCTGTCTAAGATCACCTTCAGCATATTGTTTTGTTTTTCCGTCTTTTTGGTGTGATGTAACAACACCTTCATCATCAAACGTCAAAGAATATAATCCTTTCTCCTTTGGTTTAAACTCCATTCCTTTACGTCTAACAACCGCAAATAATGATCTAAACAAATCTGATTGCAACGAATTAATTTCGGACATTATTTTAGGATCAATTTTGGTTTGATCTAAAGTAGGTCCACCCATAGGTTTGGATTGTTTTAAAAGTAAATCAACATTTGTTGTTTTTTCATGCCCCAATTGTGGTGCTGCTTGATCATTATAAAATTTAAATATTAATGCCTTTGTTGCTTTACCATCATCACCTTTAGACATTACCCATATATCATTAGTTCCTTTATGACTATGCCATATTACTTGAATATTTTTCTGTTTTCCTGAAGGTAATTTAATCGTTTTTTGGTTACCAACATTAATAGAAAAAGATCCTGGAAATTTTTTATCTCTGCTATGGAAATTATATACGAATTCTCCAGGCATTTCATCACTTTTATCATCAGTTGTTGTATTATTTTTATCAGTTGGTTTCTCAGGAACGTCTTCCTCATTAATTTGCTTATCATGCATACTTTGTGGAAGTTCTGGAGCATTAAATATATCAGCAGAATGTGATGCATCTGCTTTAACTGTTTCTATAATTATTTTAACTACTTCAAGAATTAAAAATGCTGCATCATTGTCTGTAATTTTCCCTTCACTCTCACTAGAAGGTTCTGCATTACCACTTGGTGTATTTGTATTAGATGATGGAGATGTCTGGGGTGCTGTGGGTGCCACTGCCGCTGCAACGGGTGGAGTAGATTCTGGAGTTGATGGAGCAACGGGTGGAGTTGTTCCTGGAATTGGTTCAGATGGAACATCTGGCATCGTTTTTAATGTTTTTAATTTTCCTATAACATTTGATATAGTTCCAGCGGGTATAACCCCCGTTTGTGGTTGTGCAACACCTTTAAAATTTAATTTGGAAGCAACATTTTCTACATTTTGTAATGGTATATTAGTAGTTTTTGATGCATCACTTAAAAACATATTATATAGATTTAATATTTTATTCTTAAATCCATTTATTATTTTAGATGGATCATTAGACCCCAATTTTTTATTAAGACCAATATCACGCTTTGCCATATCCCAAAACGCTTCGTCCAATGATTCTCTAAGTAAACTGTTTGGATATTTTGGATTAAATGAAGAACGCAATGATGAGTAGATATTATCTAATATATTTGCCATTTCTTCTTGAGACTGGTTCAAAGTAAATGTTGATAAAACTTGTTTTCCTTGAGAATTCCAATCATTTAATATAGGAGTAACCTTTTTCACGAATCCGTCCCATAATGAACGAATTATGGTTTCATACGGTGGTTGACCTCCTTGACCTAACATTGATGTTGCACCTCTTGATATCTGTGCTGCTTTAGATTGTAATCTTGAAAATGCACCTTCCTCCACATAAGGAGATCCGTTTATATTATTTAGAAAATCTTGATCCATATACAGGTATAAATATCATACCATAATATTACATTCAAGTTTATCTTCTTATTCCATCAATCTGCTATCCTATGAATTCTCCCATATTATATCCACATCATATCCATAGGATTTTAATGTAATAATTCTCTCTTCGTCTTTTTTCCATATCTCGTTAGCGTTCATATGTATATATTTATGATAGTAACTTTCCGAATATAATAATGGGTTACAGTGCCAATAATCACCAAAACATTCTATAACTTTTTTTATTGATGGAATATAAATATCTACAGATTTTCTAACATCCGGTAAATATTTCTCAATTTCAGCATCTGGATATTGTAACAAAACTTTCTCATATTCCCGCTTTTGAAAATTGGATATTTGTTTTCCATTTGTTTTATTCTTTTTTAAATGAAATACATTTGGAACTCCATATCGTCTCATACATGTATTTTCATTTTTTATAGGATTATTATAATTTTTATCCCCATATTTTTCCAATTTCGTTTGTTTTCCTTTTTCTATATTATTATAGTTTTCATCGCCGTGATTTAATAGTTTGGTTAATTTTAGTTTATTTTTAAATCCTGGAATTTTAGATACATGATTTACTCCATATTTTATAATCATGGATTTCTTTAATGATAACATTCGTCGTTCATTAACTTCTGGACTAGAATTTAATTTTAATAAACATTCATTGGAACATGTCGTTTTTTCTCTATTTTTATATATTTCAAATTGTTTATTGCATATAACACAGTTTCGTAGTTCATGACTTATTACATATTTACTCTGAGCCATACATTTATAAGAACACCTTTTACGATATCCTTTATGTATCCCATCAAATTGACATTGCTCTCCACATATTTCACATTTTCCAATATCATTGCCGTTGAGATAATGATATAATTTTTGTCCAAATTTTGGAAACGTATATAATTTATTAATTTTATCATACAATAAAGGATGGTGTCGTTTTAATTGAATGCTATAATTATCTTTATGTATTTCAATAAATTGAATCAGTTCTTCTTTGTTCATATGGATAAATATACATGCAACCAACCAAAATATCAAGAAAAATTATAATAAAAAATCCCACTTTATGTGGGATTTTATGATTACATAAGTAGTTGATTATTAAGAATTTGAAAAACTTGCACCTGAAGCCATAACATTGAAGTCTAAAATTATGAATTCAGAACTCCTGACGGGTTTTAGCCAGATTTGACCATAAAGGATATTTCTATCAATTAAGTCTGGAGTGTTATTACTTTCATCCATTCTTACTTCAAATGCATACAACCCACTACGTTGTTGTACACTTTCCAAATAAGGATTGACAATTGCCAAAAACTTGTTGCGAGTTGCCGCAGTATTTTGTTCAAATACCAAGTATCTTGCAGTAGAAGCGAAGAATTTTTTAATCTCAATCAACAATCTTCTTACACTGATACGATCCAATGCAGATGCTTTTACTTGTAAGGTTTTTTGACCCCAAGCAACAATTCCTTGTCCTGGGAATGCTGCGATAGGATTTATTCTTCCCTCGTATAAAACATCACGCTCAACGTGAGTTGTTCTATCAGTTACATGTTTCGCAACTGCAATTCCACCACGGTTTAATCCAGCTGCTGCCCACCATTCTCCAGCAACTCTATCATTTGCTGCATAAACTCCTGGCATTACAACAGATGGTGGAACGGTTACTAATTGATTGGTGTTAGTATCTTTAATTTTTAACCAAGGATAATATGTTCCTGCATAGCTCGTATCAAACTCACTTGCAAGGTTAATAACTTCGTCAATTTGTCCTGCTGTTGGGTTTCCATCATCCTCATATATATCAAGAATATAGAAACAATCCCCACGAGTTTCACACATTTCTACAACCATGTTTGTAACATATGGATGTAATGAATATACAATTCCAGGAGTTACAATAAGATTAATATCGAATTCGTCGGCATTACCCAACGCACCAATACATTGTTTATATGCGATAGATCCAGCAGCAGTACTATTAGAACAGTTAAGTCCCTGTGTGTTTCCTGCTGTCATATCTCCACCAAGATTTTCTTTAATCGCTGGTGATTGACCATCAAATCCACCTTGGAATCCGAATATAAATTTACGCATTTTCGTATATACTATTTCATTTGCAGTATTCGTAAATACTGATGGAATAGAATTACTTGCTGATAAATAATTACTGTTTTGAACAGCTACACCATTTGATGTAATTTCTTCATCCAAAGCAAATGTTGTATTTCTACCTACGGTTGCTCCAGAAGGAACTGGTGCAAAATATTGTAGATTATCTCTCCAATGTTGTTGTCCAATTGAAGATGTAGGATACAAATTGGTTAATTCCGTATCTGCACCAGCGGGAGCACCCATAAAGTCAATTCCAGATGGATATTTTCCAGGAAATAAACTATAGACAGATGCTTTACTGAATGCCATTGGATTAGTCCAATATCCCAATGCACCATTTACTGGTACTGAATAAGCTTGGAATCCATAAGGAACTGCCGTAGTAGGATATGGATTTGGAGTCATTTCTACACGAATGTATTTGCTTAGATTATCATAATCACCGAATTCAATGATTTTACCATCAAATCTGATATAATTATAACGATCACCAATTCTACGTGCAATAAAGTTTGGTGATTTAGGATCCATTGATAAGTTATTAAATTGTTCAATAACTTTCACTTTTTTATCTGTATCACTATAATCACGAACTGTTAATGTAAACGTTCCCCAGTCACTTCCAGCAACGGTTCCTGCTAATTTTACATTTGATATTTCAATTTTCCAAGATGTATTTGTATATGTTCCGTCTTGTAATGTTAATAATCTGAACAATGGGAATCTTGTTGAAGTTCCACCATTCCATGCAGATATTTTTTGAGAAACTACCCAAGGAGTATATGCATTAGTTAATCCATATGCAGAATCTCCATTATCCAAGTTCAATGACCATTGATCTGTAAAGTTCAAAGGTTCACCTGTCCAAGATCCAGATGGCATTGCAGTACCATTAACTCTCCATTTTGTTGGTTCGGCTGCAATTTTTGCAATATCGTCTTCAAATATATTATAAAGATAAGATGATTCAATTTTAGTTCCTGGAGCAAATGTGCTTGGATCTCCTGCTCTAGCATTGTTTCCAAATACATTTGTAATATATTTTAAATCATTTGGATTTAATGAGAATTGATATGTTCCATATCCACCAGCAGAAGACTGACTTAATGTTAAGTTGTAATCTAATCCTATTGAAGTTGTTCCATCTATGGAACTAGCGGTGTTTTGAGTTGATCCTAAAAATCCAGGAGCATGAAGTGTTGTATCTAATCCATAAAACATAGTATTGGATAAAACTGCCAATACTTTATATTCTGGAGATTCACTTCCCCAAAGTCCTGTGCAAGGATCAAATGTTCCACTTCCACTTTGGAAGTTTCCACTATAAGCACCAAAACTTCCAGATAAAAATCCGAAAAGATTTAACGTTACTAAATTACAATACCCAAATGATTGACTAACAGTAACAGGAACACTACTATCAAACATTGCAGTATTCCAAGGATCTGTTTGACTTGATGTTATAAACATTGCCCCACCAATTGATCCAGTAAATAATTGTTGTGCTAGAATTGCGCTATATATTGATGCGGATGTCGCTGAAGCAGTGGATACATTTGTAAATGACCCAGTAAATGGGAATACTCCACTTATAAATCCACTAATAGTTTTTTCACTATAAAACATTGAACCACTTCTAGGGACTAATCCATTTATACTTGCGGGAGATGAATTACTTGCTGATTTGTTTCCATACATTAATTTAATAGAGACGGGTTGATTTACTAATGATATTGACCCAGTAAATGACGCCGTGACTCCATTTTGGGTGGAATTAATGGTTTTAAATGTTAAATTATCTTGATAAATAAATGAAGCGGTTGGATTCAACCATGCTGCATCGGCATTTCTTAAATACGTTCCTCGTTCTGCCCAAATTATCCATGGATAATTTTGATGATATCCAGTAAGAGCACCAACACGGCATACGGTTACAAATCCCTTTTCTTGGAGATATTGTTTTGCCGTATATGGACCATATAATGTTCCATCAGCAATTCCAAACTTATCTTCAAGTTCAGAAACACTGTTACACACTGTTGGTGAGAACCCTGGTCCCTTTGCAAATGGTGCAACTACAACACCTCCGATGTCAGCTACACCTTGGGCGATATCGGATAGGTCGTTCTCTCTCGAAAAAACGCCTGGACTTATTATACGATTATTGGGTGTGAATTGCCCTCCCTCAGTTATAGGCATAAAATTTTTCCTTTATATTCAAGTTTAATATTGCCATTTTCATTTTTATATAAATCTAGCAGTAAATATAAATATAACTGATTTTTTGTAAACTTATTTTTCTTTTACACTTTCTTATATCCTTTATATGCGTCACATATTCCATTTAACATTTTTCGCAAATTACTTTTATCAATGTTTTTTTCTTTACAAAACTTTGTAATAGACGTAAATGAATATATTATTCCATCTGGTCCACACACTTTTTCTGTAAATGGTATAAAATCCGGCGTTTTTTGTAAATGCCATCCTTTATAATATAAAATATTACCATTTAAAACGTATTGTATTCCCGTATAAGATGTTTTATAACTACGACAAAAATCATTCAATCCGTTAATTTTTACAATTTCATTGGTAGGAGACATTATTTCAGTTATAATACGTTTTTTACTATCATTGTTTTTATAATACTCCATTAACGATTTTTTTTGTTTTTCGATACGTTCGGCTGTTAATGATTTTTTAGTATTTTCCAGATGTTTAATTTTATATTCGCTATTTAACCACCACCCATTTCCCGACCTTATTTCATTTTGTTCAGTTTTGGATTTTGAATTAAACCAAATTTTCATTTTTTTAGAATGTTCATGACGTTTCCCCTCTGTCCAATGTTTTTTTAAAGATTTTTTTTGTTTCTCTATCTGTCCTAATGTTACGACATGTCCATTGGTACCGTCACCTCCAATGGTAATGTTATATCCATTTTCTTTTGTATCGTAATATTTAATTAACAATATTTCTATTTTGTTAAGATAATCCACAGGACATTCCAATAATCTAACCACTCTAAAATTATTTATACCATATTTTTGTATAGCATTAAATAATTTAAACATGTTTTGATGTCGTCCATTACAAAATCCATTCATTTCATCATATATGCGTTTATAAAAGTTATTGGTTTGTCCAATATACATTTTGCCGTCGATCTCATTTATCCACGCATATATGCCGGAAATTTTAGAGTTCCATTTAATATACATTTTGTTTTTATACATTAAAAATGGTAAATTTAATATTTTTTCGTTTATCATACTCGGTCTAACTATTATGTTATTTGGAGTATAAATATACACACATTACAAGTAAATGTAAACTATTTTTAAATAATGAGACTGTAAAAAGAAATATTAATTCGTTGTAAACGTTCCATCTATCATATTTAAATTTCCTTCTCCATAAGTTTTAACTATTTTATCGAGAAGACTTTGTTCCATTTTCTGAAGGTTTATCCATTCATCCTTCAATTTTTTTTCTTTATCTACAAATTCATTAACCAATCTATCCAATTCCATTTTTTCAACTTGAAGATTCCCAAGTTTAAAAATACTTTCTTGAAATTTAGATTGTAGCATTTTTATTTCAGCTAATTCCGATTCTGTAATTTTTTTAGTTTCGCTCATAAATTTTTATTAATGTCTAT